AAGCCAATCTGCTTTACAATCTTTTATAAAGTTCATACATTGTGTGTAATTATCTTGGCATATCCAAGGGACTAAGCCTATCCTTAATGAATCGTATTCCATTACTGTTGGTTCCATAACAATATGGACTTCATTCATATAATGACCTAAACATTCTTTTAATGAATTTAATTCATTTGTATTTTTGTAAAAGGTATCATGATTTCCGGGTATGATATCCATAGACATACCACGTTTACGAAGTTGATCTAAAAATATTCTACGATTATGATTAAGAGCTTTAAAATTAACAAACTTACGGTGATCATAGTAATCACCAAGATGTAGTATTTGTGTTATACCTTGCTTATCACATTCTGGAAAGAATACGTTATTATAAAATTCTTCTGCATTATTTAAAAAAACTTCCGATGAGTTTCGTATTCCTGTATGTGTATCATTTAACACCGCTATTTTCATTTGTTATTCTCTTTCTTAAATCACTTGTACTAAATCTATGTTCTCTTTTATTAAAGTACAATTCTATATCACGTGCTTTACAGATGTCTCTACCTGTAAAGTCTTTCTCTCTGTATTCTTCACCTAATATACGTACATCTATATTTCTCATAGAAAGAATATCTACGAGATCACTTTCATACATATATGGAATAACTTCATCTACAAATCTTACTGCAGAGAGTTGAGTGTATCTTTCAACAATCGTTTGCACTGGTTTATTTTTAAGTTCTCTATCAATAGAAGGATCTATTTGCAAAGCACATATCAAATATTCACACTGATCTTTTGCTTCTCTTAACATTTCAACATGACCAGCATGTAGTAAATCAAAGGTGGAAGCTGTAAACCCTACCTTCATTGCATGAACTCACTTAAATCTGAATCAGCTATTTTAGCTTTTCTTTTTTTTCTTTCTTTTTTAACTAATTCTTTTACTTCAGAATCTGTGTTTCTTACACGCTGTATTCTATCGCGTAATGTATCGACAAAGTGAGATGCAACATCTACTGCACCTTGTTCAGAACCTGTGTCAATAAAACTATCAACACCCGATTTAGTTAAATATTTAATTTTAATTTCTTGTTGTTTCTTTTCTTTTGTTATTCTTCTTAAAAATGCAAACCAAGTTATCTGTGTAAAGTATGCAAATGCATTTGGTTTACCAGTTCTCGTTGCAGCTTCAAGGTTATAGTTTGATATAGCTTTTAAACAGTTTTCAACTGCATCCATTACCATTTCTTCTCGGTAAGTATATCTTATAAAGTTTGCTTTGTGAGATAACCCTTCGGCTATCCTTAAGAAACATTGTGCTATATAGTCAGGTACTTTAGGTAAAACTATTTCCTGTTTTCTACATTCTTCTAAGTGTCCAACATAGTCAACTACTGCTTGTGAAAATTGCGCGTTGTTAACATAGTGTATGCTTTTTCTACGTGCCATAATTAATCCTTTATTTTATAGTACTATTATACACTAATTTTACGTAAATGTACAATACTTTTTTTTCTTTTAAGAAGCGAAAATAACGGTGTACATTTGCTGAAAAGTGTGGTAAAATAAGATAGTATATCTGAGGAAGAGGGGATATACCCTAATGCATTGTATCTTTCGGCTTAAATTTAATTATGTTATTATCTGCTGAATCCGGGAATTCATCTTCTATCATGCTACCATATTTACTAGTGAGGTAGTCATCAAGTTCATCATCTGTCAAATCACGAGTTTCATGATTTACTTCATCTAAATTTGCCCATACACCCTTGCGAGGTACACCGGGTTTTTTAAGATCCTGTTTTATAGCAGTTAAGCATGTATTATAATACTTTAACATAGATTTTGTAGGTGTTGATGTTACTATAATATGTGTTGAATTTAATGATTGCAATTCTTCCGGATTGTCCTGAAAAGAAATCCATGGCCTTAATGCAAAGAACCTGATTCCACGAGTGTAATCTTCTACACTTACAATTTTAAGTGCTTTTTTAATTACTATCTCGTCAGTGTCTTCATCGTGCCAAGATGCAACTTCACAAACTATTTCATCATTATTAGTTAATTTAAATTGCTTTACATTCTTATTCATAGCTCAACTCTGTATGTTTTATGTGTAAATTTTTCTCTACCGTAAATTCTAAGTCTTTCATCTGCATGTAATATTCCATAATTTTTACGTGACTTCCAACTTATATCATCTACTATATCATATAGTGTAGTAAACTTGCCGTCATCAGTTTTTCTCAATCCTCTTCCAATACTTTGCAAAACTCGTATCTGTGACTTTGATGGAGATGCGAATACAATATTATGAAGATTCCTAATATTTATACCTGTGCTAAAGGTTCCAAGTGATGCTACTATAACAGAATCTTTTTGTTTTTCTACTATAGCTCTTATGGCTTCTCTATCTGTAGCTGCAGTATTACCTGATACGAAAAAAATCTTGCGGTCTTCATCTGCCTTTTCTTTGATCAATGCATATAAAGGCTTACCGTGTTTTTCAACGTAATTATATAATACCAAAGTATTACCTTTTAAATCAAGAGTGAGATTACGTATAAATTTATTTCTAGATTTATGAGACACTACATATTGTAATTCATCTTGATATGTTTGTTTACCGAATGTTTTTCTTATATCTTCTTTGTGTTGTAATACTATCCTGCGTATTTCTAATTTAGCGAGTGTATCATCGTCTTGTAATTGTCTTGTACTCGTTACTCTATGTATTTTACCGAACAACCCCTGTAAAACAAGTTCATGTGTTTGTGCACCGTCTAATGTACCTGTTGTACCAAATCTGTATTCTGCTTCAATGCACTTGTTCATTATAGATGTTAATGACCTTGATTTAAATCCATGGCACTCATCACCAAACACTGAACCAAATCTTTCAAACCAAGCTTGAGGAAATTTATATATCGATTGCCATGTGCTTATAATAACTCTCTTACTAGTATTCTTATCTTTACCTGAATATATTCTATGACAATTTTTTTCTACGTCATAGCCATAAGTTTTAAAATCATTATACATCTGTTCAACTAATGAAGTAGTTGGTACAATAACTAAAATGTTCTTATCTTCAAACGATGATAAAAGATAACGCATTAACACGTATATTATAAGTGACTTACCAGAACCTGTTGGTGAAAGCAGTATAGCATTCTTTCTTTGTATGCCGTGGCAAACTGCATCAAACTGATAGTCTCTAATTTTAAATGGAAGCTTTAATGCTTCTACAAACTTCATCATGAAATCTGCGTTTATTGTATTTCCTTCATTAGGGTTTCCATATTCAGAATCATCTATTTCAAGTTCATATTCACGTGATTCAGCAAACGCTAAAACTTGTGGAAACAAACCTGCAGGTATTTCACCTGTAGTCTGATTAAATAATCTTATTTTTCCATCCCATATTCTATTACGATAGGCCGGCATAAATCTATAACCGGGCACAAAGAAAGAAAAGAACTCTCTTAGTTCGGTGCTTATTGATCTATCACACATTAAGTGGATAGTTGAATGATTTAATTTCCTGACTCGAATTGTTTCCATTTGATTATGTTCGATATTGTTTGATGTCGCCATTTTAAATTGTCTATTATCTCTGTTAATGTATCATTTACAGTTTTCCAATATTGAATTTTTTCTTCAGTCTTTTGTATTTCAGGATCACTTTCGTAATAGTAATCCATTTCACCTTTTAACACTTTTAATCCGTCAAACGGATCTGGATTCCAACCTTTTTCTTCTAAAGTTTTTTGATCCATCTTTCCATTATAATATAACCACTTGTCTTTTAAAACTTTTTTCTGCTCAAACTCTGCACGTTTTAGTTCTAGCTTAGCGGTTGCCCAATACTGTAAATATTTTGAATGTAATGCTGGGGTTTGTTTAGATGTTTCATCTAATTGTGTATTATTAATAGTGCAGTCTTCTGCCCACATGTTGTGGATCTGTTTCAAATCAATCATAATCTCTCCAATAGTATTATATATTAACTAGTTAACTTGCCAGTTACAGAGAATGAATCTGAATCGACCATTGCTCCCGTAGCAGTCTTATGTAGTATATCAAAGTATGTAAATCTAAATGATGCTCCAAATGTAAGAAATGATTCACCGCCAGATGTGGCTTGAAATTGTATGTCTGTTAAAGCAACAGGTATACAATCTCTGTAAACAATTCTTACGACTGGATTATTAGAACTCGATAGTATAGATAAAGTAATGTCAGATGTAGCAGGTGGTTGCTCAATCTTTGCTTTAAATCTATCTACCGGAGTAGTCATATCCTGATCTAGTACTCTTCTCATCCAGCTATGCATCTCTCTATAAGATTTCATATCTTCATCTAATATGATATTAGCTAACATTTCATTATAAGTTAACTTATCACCTATAAAAGGTATTGCAGCTATTTTCTTATATTGCAAATCTGCGGTGTTCATGATCACACCGGCATGAGTAAAATCCTGAATAAAAAATTCTAGATTTGGATAATTGGTTCTATCAATTACGAGTTTAAATCCCGTAGGTTGCAGATAATTAAAATTATTAGTTAGTGCCATTCTTACACCTACAGTTTATTCCACCACAACTACCTTTGATAGGTTTAAACAATAAACCGAATGACATGCCAGAAGCGACGAATGCCATGAATACAAATGTTGTTAATAGAAATATTTCCATACTGTTATTTATACGAAAAAAGAGGAGCCGAAACTCCTCTCTTAACTTTTAACCATTAAGGCTTATGCACCTAGAATGTTATCAACTCTGAAACTTCTATAGTACTGATTAGTTCTAGCTGATGCTAGACCATCAGCAGGTGTGCTACCTACGAATGGGTTTGAGACCATACCATATCTGGTTTTGAAACCAATTTTTGGCTGGAATGTCTCTTCACCAACAGCTCTGACCATTGTTAATGGTACATAAGGACAATAGAATACACCGGCATCATATGGATTTGAGCCTTTGTAACCGACTGTAATATAATCTGTTGTTGAATATGGGTCAATGTAGACTCTCATTCTGCCGTTTAATACACCAGCGAATGTGTTACCTGTGTCATCTACCTGTAGGTTAGTTGACATTGCAGGAGTATAGTCTAACATACCGGAAGCTGCTAATGCAGATGCAGTGTCAGATGAGCAGATCATAAAGTTACCTTTACCCCTACGTGTCTCTTTTGCAATTACGTTAGCTTCTCTTTCGATTTGAAGGATTAACCCTTTGAATTTTTCTACTGACCATCTACCATCAGCATCTGTCTGTACGTTGAAGATACCGTTAATAGCTGTATTTGCCTGTAGTGCTCCGATTTTAGCTTGTGAGTTAACAGTTCTGATAACTTCTCTGTTGATCTCAGCTAAGATTTCAGTTGACAAGATATTTGCCAATTCTGTCTCAGCGTCTAAGCCATGAATAGCTTTAAGATCTTGAGCAAGTTCTAAACTGTATTCAGCTTTAAGAGCTCTTGACTTTGCAGTCACTGTTGATTTCTCGATTGAGAATCCCATTTCAGCAAATGCTGTATTTGGACCAGATCCTGATGAACCTAAACCTTCAGCGTTAGCTGTTGTCATTCCAACACCTGCTAATACAGATACAGCTGAGTCAGCAATTGTGCTGTCTAAGTCGCCGTCTGAATGGCCAGATAAACCTGATCCGTCTGCTGGTGCTGTAGTAGCAGAGTCACCTGAGTAACCTGACTGAGCTTCGTTGAATAATGCTTCATCGCCAGCGCTTATACCAGCTCTAGCTGTTTTATACAATGACTTCATTGCAAAAATCAAACCAGTTGGTCCTGACATTGGTTGTACACCACAGATGTCATATGCCATTAGATTAGGCATAGCACGTCTGACTAGTGCGATTAATACTGGATTCCAGTTTGCTGCGGTTCCAGTTGCGTTAGTTGGTGCAGCTTCGTTAATCATTCCCTCTTCTCTTAAAGCGATTTCCTGATTTTCGAGCACTGCAGCTGTAACAGCTTTTCTGTGATGGTCTTTAATAGCTCCTGCTGATTCTTCAGAAAGAACTGGAGACCATTTTTCGATTAACTTATCGTAAGATACTGCGTTCATATCTTGCTCTCCTATTTAACATTAGTTTTTTTGATTGCACTTAAGTATGATGCCATTGAGTCTGAAGCAGTAACTACTGGAGCTTCTTCTTCATCAATTGTATCATCCTGAGATTTTGCAGCCTTAGCAAAATATGATTCCTTCAGCTGAGCTACTTTCTGTGTGAAAGTTTCTTCATCATCGAAATCTACGTTTTCTGCTAGTGACTTTAGCTTTTCAACTTGAGTTTCGGCTAGGTCTTTAGTAGCTTCTCTTATGATAGCTTCTCTTTTGTAACCTTCAAGTTCAACAGCCATGTCGATCGCTTTCTGAGTTGATTCGTTAACAGTTGCCTCTAACTCTTCAACTTGATCTGCTAAATCGTCTACTAAATCAACTTTTTCTTCCGGTACTGCGATATAAGATTCTGTGAAAAGATCTTTCATCTTATTCATAAAGTCTTCAGCAATCTCAGTTCTTAATCCGTTTTGAATAGCTAATTTATTTTCTTCCATCCAGTTTTCAACCACGTAGTTTAAATAGTTGTCTACCTTCTCTACAAGATCTGCCTTAGTAGTTGCTACTTCCTCGGCTAGTTCTTCGTTGTACTTTTCTTCTAGTCTGTCAATCTCAGCATTTACTTTTGAATTGATTGCAGCTTCAAAGATAGTTTCAGCTTTTTGCTTGAACTCATCTGATAGCGTTGCTTCTTCTGATACTAATGCTTTAAGATCATCTTTGAAATCAACTTCTACATTAACTGTATTTTTGACTTCATCTTCAGCAATTGCCTCGCCTTCAGGTGCAAAACTTTCATTACCATTGTACATTGCTGTAATGGCTTGCTTGTTCATACCCTGCATTTTTCCAACTATAGCAGCAATCATTCCTGCTTTAGTCTTTGGCATTGGATCTTTCTTAGTGTTGTCAGATGCGCCACCGGCAGCACTTCTCTTAGGTGCAGTACCTGTTGCATCACCTGCTTTATCAGTAGCAGCTATTGACTGAGCTTCAGCATTTTTAGGATCGTGTTTCATTTCCATGATTTCGTTCTCGTCTTCATGGAGTTCTACATCCTGATCTTCTACTATTTCTTTATCAGTCATATTTGACTCCTTATTTTGATTTTATTAACGAGAGGAAATTCTTGAACTCACGAACCTGTGTCTCATAGAGATCAGCACGTGGAGCTTTTTTAATTTCAGTCTCCATTCTTTCAATTGTTTGCGCTTCTATAATGCCATTATTCCAAACCCATTCAACGCCTTCCATTATCCCATTAACAAAAGCTCCAGGAGCAGATGGATCTTGTACGATATCTACCGCATTAAGAATGTAGTCGCTATTTACGACCATTGTGTCATTACGCTGGCTCAAACTTCCCATACCACGAGTCGATACACCGAACTGGACTTCGCCATCAAGTAAACCTTTTACGATTTGACCCATAGGAGTGTCTAGTATCGTTGCCTCACCCACAATATCATCACCTTGAAATTCAAGTTTATTGATTTTGTGAGAAACCTTATCTAAATTAACGGTCGGTCCTTCAGGGTGGTTAAGTTCTCCAACTGCTCTACCCTTACTTACTTGATCAGTATTATACTTATTCAGTGCTTTTTCCATCACTGGCATTGGATATATACGACCGTTACGATTCTTTTTTTCTGCTTGTGCGAATATGCCTTGTATTTTGTAACTTTTATTTCCAGTTTTTTTATCTGCTTCTACTAGAAAGTTTAAATCATTTTCGACAAATTCTGATATTAGTTTCATGTTCTGTACCTACTTATATTGTTTCATAAATTCGGCTATAGCTTTTTCTGCTTCTTTTTGAGTTTTATATACATCAAGTCTATCACCATCTATATAAGCAACAAATCCATTACGTTCTTTATGTATCATTGCTTTGACGCCTTTAACCTTTTTGTTAAAGACCATCTTACCTTCTGGCTTTCTACCTGCCAATTCTCTAAGTTGCGAAAAAGTTTTCATGTTAACTATATTTATACATTTGAAGTTTTATACTGCAGCACCTTCGATTTCTTCTTCTTCCTCTTCGGCTTCTGCATCTTCTTCTTCAACTTCTTCATCAGACTCTTCTTCACCTTCTTCGTCTTCACCTTCAGTTTCTTCAAAATCCTCATCTTCTAATGGATCTTCTTCATCTGCGGGTTCATCATTGTATATTTGACCAGCAATCTTTACTTTTTGTTGGTCTAATAGATCTGCCACTCGAGTAGTCATGACATTTCCAAATACTTCGTTTGCTTTATTATAATCTTGTGCTAATGAATGTTGAATTAAATCTTCAATAGTATCTACATTATTAGTTTCTTGTTGTTCAGCCATTATAGCGCTCCTTGATCGTCTTCTGGTTCTTGCTGCTGAGTTGCAGCTATTTCACTATCCATTCTCTCGATTTCATCATCATCAAAAAGAAGAATATTCTTTTGTACCCATTGTTTTGAGAAATACTCACCGACATAATTTTGTATTTGATCGAGTGTTTGTATTTTCTCTCTGAGTAATTCTGCTTCTTTCAATTCTGAAAAATGATTATCACGTGTAAAATCAAGATTGACTTCATTCTTCCACTGCATCCAATCTTCTTCAGTGATAATATTTTTCATTAATAATTGCTTTTTCAATATATCATAAAAGAAAGTAGCAAACCTGTTTCTAAGTCTATCAATAAACTTTTGAAATTTTAATTCATCTCTGCTTATTTCAGTTGCTCTACCTAAAGAGAACTGCTGCTCTTGTTCTAATCTGTTCAACGGAACATTTAAAGATCTATATAATCTTTTTTGAAAGTATATAATATCTTCAATCTGTCCTAAATTTTCTCCACCGGGCAATGTAGATATTTCTGTGCCACGACCACCCTCTCTTCGCGGTAGCCAAAAATCTTCTAACATAGACATATGTTTACGATCATCACGTATCTCACCTGTCTTAGCGTCGTAAACGAGCTTGTTACGATACTTGGCCATAATATCTTTCATATATTGTTCGGCTTTACCTCTCGGTAAGTTACCTACGTCAATATAAAACATTCTTCTTTCAGGTGCTCGAGCCAATCGATAAATGACTAATGAGTCTTCCATCATTCTTAATTGAGTAATTGGCTTTAGTGCTTTATGTAAGAATGACACAACTTTCTTTCTGTGTTCATCTAACAATCCTGAAGTACAATAACTTACAGAGTCATTGCTTAATTTTATTCCACTCTGTTGATTCCCTGGTTTTTCTTGGTAGATGTAAAACTCATCAACCTTTTCAACTATAGAAGCTCCAGTCACTGGATCTTTTTTCTTTTTAACTTGCTTTACTTTTCTAATTTTAGCGGCATCGATGTATCTTATTTCTTGAATACCTGCGGCTAAATTACTTTCATCGGCTACTAAGTGATGATATATTCTACCATCAACGTACCATCTTCTAAAAAGATCGTGTCCTAATTCTTTAAAATTTAACATGTTATATATGCTGTCAAACTCTTCAAGCATTTGCTTTTTAATTGAAGCACTTACTGGTACTCTATCTAAGTTAAGAGTTATAGAAGGCTTCATATCGCTTGACGTAATTGATTCATTTACAATATCTTCTATTGCAGCATCAGCTTCTGGATGCATGGCTGAACCACGGTACTTTAATATTAGTTGTACATTATCTTTTGAGTCATCACCTTCCATATTGACGTAATGACCGTAGTGCGCTGCGCTTGTAGTTGAAGTAACGTAGCCTGCACCATCATCGTCTCTTGGTGGAACGATTGACTTTATAGACTGTTTGTCTTTAGTCCTTGTAATTTCAAAACCAAATAATTTTAGTGTGCCGTCTGCCATAATAATTCCTTTAAGTTAGGAGAGCCATTCGACTCTCCTAATATTTATACTTAAGTTGTAGTATCAGTCTCATAGTACTGGTAAGCAAATGTGATTGTAAATCTTTCGATTTCATCATTTGTACCATAGTTCAAATCTATTGGAGACATATCTTGTGGATATGATCCTCTGAACGTATACTTTTTAAGAGTATCACCTGATCTGTCAAGTTGCTCGACTAAAAGATCTGCTTCATAAGCAATAGGAGTTGTTAGTCCAGTATTAGCACTATGTGCATTCATACCGTTCATCCATCTCTCCATTGAGTTTCTTATTGCAAAATCTGTGTCGTTGATTATTGTTACTGTCCAAACATCGAATGTCCTGTCACCAGCCATTTTTAATTGTCTACCACGAAATGGTACAATTATCTGGCCAAGTGTTGACCCTGGTAACTGAGCTGTCTCACATAAGAAAGAAGTCAGTTCTGGATCACCATTCGCATATCCCGGAAAGTTGATTGTAGCTTTGAAGAGGTTAGGTCTTGCCCCGCCGCCTCTTAGCTTTGATTTAAAATCATCTACGCCTAGTACTGCCATTTTCTACCTCCTTAAACCGTGCCGACGACTTCTTGGAAGTCAACGCCAGTTCTTACAGCTACAAAACTCAGTGTAACGTAGTTGATAGAACGTGCAGGTTTAATGAATATGTCTGCTTTAAATTCGTTTCTATCAATCACAGCTGCAGTGTTATTAGTAGCATCCGCTACAACTCTGAAGTCTGTTATACCTCGTCTACCTTTTACTTCTCTGAGTACTGGTTCAATGATGTTGACAAACTCTGCTCTTGTAAATTCATCGTTGAATTCAAAGAGTACTTGCTCAGCCGCTCTGCTGATAGCTCTTTCAAGTATTAAGAATAATCTTCTTACATTGATTCTATCAAAAGCTGATGCTCTTCTGAGTCCTGTCTTATCACCGAATAGTATTACGCCAGCTCCCGGAATGTTTGCAATTGGATTTACACTTGCTTTATATAAGGTATCTCTTTGACCTTTAGTAGGTGTATAAGCCAATGCTGTTATGCCGAGGTACTGTCCACGTCTAGAACCTGCAGGTGAGAACCATGCCGCTCTATTTATGTCAGTTGCCGCCATAAGACCAGCAGTTGAAGAAGCTGCAGGTATATGTATGAATTGGTCGTTAAACTTATCATATACTTTTAGAAAGTTACCGTCATTAAATAAGTATGATGATTTAGTAAATGTATCAGCTGTTGCAACTACGTTAGTTACAATGTCTGATGCAGATGTTAAACCTACCACGTCATCTCTTGCCGGTGATGCAACTACTACACAATCTTTTCTTAATGATTGAGCTGTTGCAATTAAGTCATTAACTATAGTAGTTTGGTCTGTAGTTGTTACCATACTTGGTGCAATTAAGAAATCAATTTCAACCTGATCTTTATCTTCAAAGAGATCGAAACCAGTTTGGATTTGAGCTGTACCGATAGCGTTACAATCTGATCCGCCACTAAAGTTAAATATTATTGGTGTTTTAAAGTTAGATGCTCCTGTTGAAAGAAAGTTATCTCCACTGTCAAGTGCAAATCTACCGTTTATAGTTACGTTTGCAGCTACAGCAGAATCAAATCCAGCCATGTGGACATATTCTGATCTTTCGTTAATAACATCTTTAACATATATAGAAGTACCATCTTCAGCTTTAGCATCTTTAGCTAAAGACAAGAATGAGTATCTTTCAAGTACTGCATTTTTAGTGCCGGTAAATTTACCGTCTTTATCTAAAATAATAGCATGTACTTCATCGTTAGTACCATTCTTTTTTGTTAAATAATTTGATGTTGCTGGTTTAGCATCGAATTCAGATTTAAAAGCCCAATTAGTAAATGCACTGTCGTTAGCATGACACATTTGAACCTGTATATCGTTACCTAGTGATCCTGGGTATCTACCAATAAAGGTGTGTGTAGCTGCTGTCAGTGTAGCTGCTTGTGCTTCAAAGTCTTCTTCGTTCTTTACAACTGCAGCTGAAGGTGTAACACCCGCACTGTCAGATGATTTTGATATTGCATTATCTGCGGTTCCATCAATAGTTCTTACTACTTGAAGTGCACTTGAGTAGCGTAAAAAATATGATGCTGAATGAAAGTCTATAGTGGTTGCCGAGTCAGGAGCTCCAAACCTTTCAGCTAACTCTGTTTCGTTAGCGATTAAAGTTCTCTTCTCTGCTGGTCCCCACCTAAAGTTTCCTACGATTGCGCCGGTAGTTGACTGGACATTAGGCACTCCTCCAGTCAGGTCTATTTCTTTGACAACAACCGCGGGTGATTCCGATGGTGAAAATAGTGCCATTTAATTATTCCTTATTTTTAATTACAAGTTTCATAATACGATTGATCAATTATATCTTATTTATAATATTACAGATCTCTATCATATTCGATCTGCCAAGGGTCATCATGCGTTTCAATCTTCTTTATATACTCACTACCATCATCTATAAAACCGAAAGGTACTATATCTTCATTAATTTCTTTCATTTTCTGATTAAAAATTATGTCTTTAAGATTTAAATCAGTTAAATTAGAGAAATACGCAGAAGATACAAAATAACCGAATAGAACTAGATTCATAACTAAATCATCATGATTGCCTACAGAAGCTTGAAATGTTTGGCCCTTTGCTTCAAATGTAGATATTTCTAATATAGTTTGTTCATCAATCACTTTAAATTTATTATTTTCCAATAAATCTTTCAAAGCGCTACAACCTAACCTTTTAGACTTACGGTTAATTTCAATTCCAATTGCATTTGCTTTAACTGCCGATTCAACATGCATGTTTTCATATTCTAAATCATAATATAAACCATTGCAAACAACTGAACCTTGATCATTTGATTCAATAATGCAATAAGCTTTGTTGTAGACATTTGCGTACTTATATATAATATTAGGGAAGAGTAATGGAGATATAGTGTTATTGCGGTACACAGCAACCTGTTCAAACGGGCGAGCGCTAATA